TAGAACTCTTCCCAGTCTGCAGACTTAAGTACTGCGTGTCAGAATATTCATTTGTGTGTATCATGACTCCTCATAAAATCCAGTTAAGAAAATTGGATCTGTATTATCAATGTAATTGCCAGTCATGGAGCCAATATTCTGAATCATTAACTCATCCGTGGACTCCTCTAAGCTAAAAATAACCGATGATGATGATGGTAGTACCTCAAAATTTAATGTACTTGCGCGAAATAAATAAGATTTAAATTCATCTACAATTGCGCCCTCTCCTTCTGCGCCTACTCGATAACTCGCATATGCTAAATTTTCGGGTTTTATTGAATCTGTTGTAGATTCAGAAAGTAAAATCCTCTCTCCGTTCTGATGGGCATAATATTTCAATAACCCTGCGGTAGGAGCAAAAACAATTTCAAGTCTGACAATTTCTGATTCAACTGAAATATTTGTATCAATATCTCCGCCATCTTGATAGATACCAAACTTCTTATCCTTAGTATAAATACCAACAATTAAGTTTTTACTTCCATCATAAATTCCCAAACCAACCATTCTTGATTGAAGTCGTGGTCTAAATAATGATGTCATCTTGCTTCCATCGGGAACAACTCCATCTCTTAATAAGCCTTGTTTTGTAATTTTGTCATCCACATAAACAGACCTTCTCCCCTGTAGGATTTCCATAATTGGAAACCTTAAAGAATCTGTTGAGTCAGGAGTAGTAACCCCATTACCATCCCATCCATTTACGCCATTAATTGACTGACCATTAGTATATAAGTCAGTATCAAAATTAGCCAATACTTGCTTATCCCACGTTTTAGTTACCTTTGCTTCCTTGCCAGATGTATTCGATATTCTTACTTGGTCTGCTTTAAAGTAGGGCAATTTAACATAATTATTTGCACACATAACGCCAAACATTCCAAGTCCGGCAGGTCGCTGAGAAACCATTAATCTTCCCTGATTGGAAACTAGAACAGGAACTTCTGAATCCTGAGCCGTGGGATAAACAGGAGGATACCCGTCACTTTCTCTTAATGTATTCATTTTTTAAGCAGTTTTTTGATTTTGATAATTGTCCAAATGCAAGTCAGTGACAGTAATGTTATATTCAGAATGCCCTCCAGGTCACCAAATGTCACAACTCCTAAAACACCAGTATTTACACCGACTACACGCAAGCCATCAAATATTTCACTCATCGTGTCGTCATTCATTTCTTCTTCCTAGTAGACTTTTTTGTCTTCTTAGGGGAATCTATAACTTCGACCTCTGCTACTTCAATTTCACTAAGGTCGACCTCCACAGACTCCGCACTTTTTTCTTGGGCGTGCATCGGTTTGGTTGCGTCTAATGTAACTTGTATTTCCTTTCGGTTTGGATTCTGCGTCAGATTCTTTTTTTTTACTAGATTGTTGTAAAAATCCTCATCAACTTCTTGGACTTGAGGATGCTTTAATAATTCCTCTGCAAGTTCTGGGTTAACTTTAATCGCACCAACCCATCCATGTAGTGTATGAATTGACTCAAACTTCCAAAAATCTCCTAAGGCTTTATATTCTTTTGTGGCGTTGCTTGTGTATAGATATTTCATGTTTTGTAAGTAAAAGAGGGAGGCCCCGCTTACGCAGTGCCCCCCTCTCTAATAAACCAGTGGAATGAAAAAAGGAGGACTTAAGTCGTCACTGTTGGAGCACCAGAACCAAAGTTCTGTATAATCAGGTGACGCTCAGGACGATCCAACATGGTAGTCCATGTAGTAGAACGAAGTGAGTATTCCTTAATTACTGCATTCATGCGACAACGGTAAGCGTCCATAACCTCAGGAGATGGATTTTTACGAGTCACAGAATTTGTTCCTGCAATTCCTAACTTAATGTCAGACCAATCGAGCATCCAAAGCGCACGTGAACGAGACTGGAAGTCATTGTTCGAACCGTCACTCTTAGGAGTAGCTGAAATCAAATCATCAAAGTATTGATCATGGAAAACAGCAAGTTGGATTCCCACTTCTGGAATATCATACTTGTTGTAGTTGAACAACATGATGCCATTATGCTCAATCTTTTGATTGATATCTGCATTACGAACTGTATCCCAACCATACTTCGCTTTGTAGTAATTATTCATTACAGTGAAGATGTTGTTAGCAGTAATACGGTCAGTCATCACATCGATTACAGAAATGGAATCTCCATCTGCTTCACGGTGACGCTTCAAGTAATAAAGCTGTTGGAACAAGTAATCCAGGTCAAGGGTTTCACCTTGATTATCAACAACACGATTTGCATCACGGAGTTGAGTGTGAAGACCAAGAGCATTTGATTTATACTCAAGAACACAATCGGATCCAAATGATGAAGAACCACTACGAACACCCTCTGGGTCGGTGACGGCTGGAAGATTCATATAAGTCTCAGGAGTCTGATTCTCATTAATCTTTTGACCATACCAAACAGAGCGTAACCATGCTTCGTCAGAAAGTTGACTTGCACGCTTGTTTTGCTCGGCGAGAGGTTGGTAAACAAAGTTCTGTAGGAACGGATTTGTTTTACCAGTCATAATTGCCTCAAGAGTAGCTTTGTACTGATCATCAACAATGCGAGATTCACGAGTTGTTTGAAGCCAGTTAACAATCAATTGATTGCTTAAATCAGCAGGCTGATTCTGACACCATTCTTCGTAATCATTAACAGAATTTGCTCCAGTTTGAACTACACCAACTTCGAATTGATAAGCAGCTTTTCCTGTTGCATCTAAATTAGTGTAACCAGCATCAGTAATGTTTGGCTCAAGAACCAAAGTTGCTGAAGCACCAGCACCAGCTTGAGTGGCATCAACTGCAGAGATAACTTTATAAACTAAGTCTTTTGCTTTCTTGGAACTATCCCATGAACTTATAATTACAGTAGAGCCGGGTAAGAAGTATCTATCAATTAATGAAAGATTTGTTTTCCAAGGTGATTCACCGAGGTCAACAGTTACTTGCCATGCACCTGAATGTAATCCGTTTGTTCCTGCATTAGCTGCTGCTTGTCCTCCAGATCCGGCGAAGTAATTACTATTAATGTAACTTCTTTGTCTTCTCTGAATATAGGGGAGAATCATAGACTGAGTCTCAACCTTTTGCTCATTAAGGAGTGGCTTAATATTTGTAATACTAGACCTAAGAAGAGATGCGAAACCTTTTTCTTGGACTCCGAGCATTTTAGCTTCAGCTGCAGACGCTATTACTCGAGCAAGATCAATTTCCTTGTTGGAAAGACCCTCAAATTCAGCAGGCGTCATACCCTTGATGCTGGCGTTAGTAAGTGTACAACCGGTACTAGAGTCTACACTTACAATGCGAGGAAGAAAGTTTCCTGCACCATCTAATGCGCCAGGTGCCTTAACAAGACTTCCTGTTGCAGAAGCTGCGGGCGTACTCAGTTGCGAGTTATCGAATGGATTTGCCATAATATTTATTTTGTTAATTTAGTACCTAACTTATTAGGTCAGATAACTAATAATAACGAAAAGTTATAAAAAAAATGGAACAAATCGTGTTTTACATAAAATTTCTCAAAAAGAGACAAATATTGAATTACTTTTTTATACTAAAATTAGGTTTTACAACTTAAAACTAAAGACCTAACGCAGATAATACTGGGTTTGGTTTTTCACTCGATTGAGATTCACTCACTACATTATGACCCTGCCTTGGTGCAGGCTTTGCCTGTTTTGGACTTGGTGTAACATCATGATTGGGAACTGCTTGTGATTTTACATACCCAGACTTTCTGAGCTTTTCCTCATTAGCATTAAGTTCACTATTTATATATGCTTTTGCGGACTGATGTGCCATATCAACTACATCACTATCACTTAATGTATAAGATTTTGATTTTTCAACAGATGTTAACTTTCCGAAGTTTTCCCTCCTGACAAACTTTTTACCATCTTTATCTGGCATGGTTTGTTGTAAATTATCTAACCATGTTGCTAATCTTACATGAGTATCATTAGTTGGGTCGAATTTTTGCAACCCACTACTTATTTCATGAAATGCAAACATTGCTCCCTGGTGAAACGTTGCAACTTTGTCTACAATTTCAAACTCAACAGGATTTTGATTATAAGCAAAGTCCGCACCCTTTTTATCCATTATAGATTTTATTCCTTCAGGAATTAATTCTTTAATAGACTCACGAGTCTGTTTCTTTAATTTTTCTACCTGTGGCTCAATCCTTAAAATTCGCTGTTCTTCTTTAAGCTTTTCTATTTCGGGCGATAATTCATTGACTGCCTCCTCCTTTGCTTTACGCATTGTCCTAAGCTCAACTACTTTCTCTAAGTCTTCCTGGCTAAACTTAGGTTTTTTGCGTTTTAGAAAGTTTTGATAATCATAGTCGGTTTCATCAAACTTTGCATCTGGGTCTTCAATTAACTTTTCATCGATGAACTTCTTTTGCTCTTTAAAAAATTCTAAATACTGACCGGATAATCCTTTAAATTCCTTAAAATTTTCTTCTGCAAACTTTGCCAATTTAAATCTTTTGTCTTGGTCTTCCGTTAGAATAGGTTCAGGTTCTGCTTCTTGTACAACTTCTTGTACAGGTTCAGGTTGTTCGGGTTCGGGTTGTTGTCCTTCAACCTCTTGCGCACTTGGAAGTCCACCCTCAAATAAGTCTTTATCAAACTTTTCTAGACTTCTAGGCTCTTCTTCCTTGTCTTTAGGTTCTTCCCTTACTTCTTCTTCTGTATCCTCAATTTGCTCTTCAATGGGTTCATTAAGGATGTCAGTTAAAGCAAATGAAGCATTTGGATCAAGGGTGGGTTTTTCCTCGATAACTTCCTCGGTGATTTGCTCTTCTGTTTCGGCTGCAGCAAAAAGAGAATTGAGTAGGGAGTTGCCTACTGTTTCTTCTTTAGTTTCTACTTCATTTTCACTAGTTTCTTCGCTCATTTACTGTACTGGTTGTTGTTGTGGTTGCATTGGTGGCGCTAAATCTTGAGGGGGCATTCCTGCCTGAAACTGTTGTGGTGGTGGTGGAGCACTTGATTGTGGTTGAGCTAATGCACCTTTTATAGTCTGCACTTCCTGGTTCATTTGACTAAGAACTTGAACCAGTTGAGGAACCTGTTGTTTTAACTGCTCTACAAATTGTGAGTTTGCGAGAGACATATCTTCCTTGCTTTCAGTTTCTATATTTAAATCGTATGCCGCTCCTGAAAGACGAAATATTTCGTTCATAATTTCTAGAACTTTTTCCGTTCCCACTGCTTGCATTATAGGTTGAACAGACACAATTTGTTGTAACAATCCTGCTAATGTTTGAGCCGACTGTGTATTGACTGCTCTTTCTGCTCCATCTCTAGATGAGAAGTTATACTCATGAAATAATACTTCAGGTTTTCCGATAACTGTTCTTTTTGACTGAGGATTTATATCAGGGTCATTTGCATTTGCATCAAGAAACCCTGCCCTTCTGACTACATCTTCTGTATATCTGCCTATTACGGGAACTTTGAATTCCGAAGAACTGCATGATACAAGATGCTCAAACAACATCTTTTTAGCCCCTCCCCTAAGTTCATCTATACCTTCTGATATGAATGAATATATTGCCTGTGTAGTGGTAGCTATCTCTGTTACCTCAGTTGCAGAGATTTCACGAGGTGCTGGTTGCCCCAGTTCCTGTGGCGATAGAATGAGAAGTCGCTCTACCAAATTAAGCAACTGCGTTATTGATGACATTGCCTGAGAAATAGATGCCGCCATTTCTTTTTGAACATCCACTACAGTTATAAAGTCCTTTGCATTTAATCCAAGGTCTGCCATTTTAGAACCGGAATAAAAAACTGCATGTTGCTTTGAATACAATGTGCCTGCACTCATTGATTCTATAATAAATTCTTTCACATCATCTTCCAGTGCGTCCTGATCAATGGTAAATATCTTCATCATTGAAACTTTCATATCATGTAAAAGTTTATTCATGATATTATTCATCTGGTCCTGAAAAGGCATTAATTCATGAGCAACTGATGTATTTACCATGCGTGCATCATTTTGATTAAGACCACCATATATAGCAGGAATACTTGGGAGAAACTCTGCATGTAGTACTGTATTATCACTAGCTACAACCATTTTCATCCATACATCATGTGGATAATCACCAATGCCCTCTTGTGCCGGATTAACCTTACAAAAATAATTAGTTATGAATATTCCCTTATCTGTATCTTCAGAACCATAAACACCTACATTTGCCGTTCTATCGTTCTTCATTGCCCACTCTGACTTCCTAGTTGGAAATCTCATAGTTTCAGGTTCTAGATAGTAGTTAAAAAATTCTTTATAAGAATCATACGCACCGAAAAGATTACTATTAAATGATATATCATCTGTATTCCAGTATCCTGCATTGTCAGATAAATCCTGATACTGAACAATATCCCAATAACCTAACCAACTCGGGCCATTATCTGTATTAATATCTGCCATTGGTGCAGACTGATCAAACATGACTCGCGTTGGGTGGGGCTTAACAAAATCTATACCTTCTTTAGATACATAACTTTCTACCCCACTTTCCCTGTCTTTATTAGCTTTCCATTGGGTATCCCTAGTCCACGCCTGTGATGGAAACATAACCACATGACCATACATAAACATATCACGAATACCTTGAGCAAATAAATGCCTGTAATTAAATTGATCAGCAATAACCTCTACCCGTTGACTTAATGCATCCGCACGCAACTTATCAATAGATGATGTACCCCTTGGGTCATATTTAAAATATGGAAATAAATTAGAAAAACGAGATACTTGGGCGGCAACTCTTCGGGTGACATATGAACGAATTATATCAATGGATACTTCATAAAAATTCTGAAGGTTAATGTTTTTGATAGTACCCTCTTCATTATACTCACAATATTGATCCTCGCATCCAATATCACTTAATGTTTGAGCCGCATCCTCAATATCAATTTTACCTTGTGCGTACTGCAATAATGGAAATTGTGCTTTATTTATTGGAAGTGTATCCCATGCTAAATCAACAGACATATATAAATTACTGTGTTTAGCAGAATGAAATATACCCTGCCTAACCCTTGACTCTATTTGGTCTTCAAATTTGGCTCTTATTCTAAAATTATCGGAGTTTTCATCTTTCTCCGTAAATATTTCCATCAAACGCTCATGTGTGCATCCGAATTTCTTGAGTATGTCTAAGTTTACCATAGGGCTCCATTATTACGTTTGGTATTGTGTCATCGACATAATCCCCAATTATGGAATGTTCCAAAATTGTAAGTAGAATACATGCCGGAAAGTTTATTTTTCTTCTTGAGAGTTGACGCTGAAAAGTCAGGAAGGGCACTCCAATTAAAGCTGCTAGTTCCACTCGGTTTATACGAATAAAACCACACAGTCTTGAAATTCTTTTTTCGTTCCACTTGTCCTGTAGGTCTAGTTTTTTATAATGTATTTCAACTGCAAGAGATGCAGGGGTTTGAAAATCACCCATCTGTCATAGAACGCAACACGCCACCTGGTATCTCTGACTCAGGTTCTTCGTTTTCCATTTCATTGGCATCATTTTGGTCATCAATATCACTACGCATACGGCGTACTTCATCGACGGGTAATTTTATAGTTCCAGCAATTCTTTCGTCTGTCTTCTCGCTTATTAGAACTTGAACGGTCATCTCAACTGTTTGTCCTTCACTCACGCCAGAGAAAGCATTTTGAGTATTTTCATCATCGGTTACATCTAGTAAAATTGTATTCATATTTTAGAATCTAATATATTAGGTCATTAAATCAAGCTTTGATTTCTATTATTTCAGATTTACTTGATTGTATAGCACCGGGACCACCATGGTAATACAGAATTGGGTATGTTAATGCATCATGCGAGTGTACATATTGATTCCTTCTAGGCTTGAAGGATTTCATTGGATCAAAACTACCACTAGTATTTTCAGATATTAACCCGAAAAACATTTTTTTTAGATAAACACATTTATTAGATAATAAAAACTCTTCATTTTGAAGTTTTGCTATAAGTAGTCTAATTCTTGTTTCAACTGATCCATTAAACTTTGGTGCTGCTTTTAGTTTTATCGCTTCAAGGTTATACTCCTTAAAACTCTCTAGTTTTTCCCTAGATATTTCTTCTATATCCCGAACATCATAACTTCCTGTTTTCGCACGATATTGATTAAATGCAGAATTATCTGATATATGAATGTATTTAAATTCATGGTCTTTTTTCTCATTCCAGTATTTCATCCTTCTAAACATTTCCACCACTAGTTGTGTATATGGAATATGTTCCTCGTTATGTATAATTTCATCAAATACTAACCATACAGGTTTACCACCCATGACTATGCTTTGCATAAATATCATTGCGTTATTTACACTACCTGGGTCCCACCCACAGATTATGGGAAATTTAGTAGATGGTTGATACTCAGCTTTACTGTGTATTCCTTCTACAAAGTAAGGTTTGTAAATTGCATTCCCTGCAGGACGGTCAATCCACTCACCCCTGACCATTCGAGCTTCCTCAATTGGGTCATCGGAAATAGCTTCCATAATCCGGTCGTAATACCCTGCTGGTAAATTATCCTTATTATCCTCAATCTTTAAATGTCTTACGAAGTAATCTTCGTTATACTTTCCATCCCTGAGTGGAGTTTTAAAGAATCGTTTATAAACCCAATGTGACGGGCCATCCGGATTACATGCCGCAGTATATTGCATCGGGGAGTCAATACCTGGTCTTCTACCTAATTGCTGAACTACTGCATTAAAGTAATCATCTGTGTCTAAGTTTGTTAACTCATCTACAAACACATAACTTGGCTCGAAACCCTTAATTCTATCTTTAATAAAACTACCATATGGTGCGGATACTAAATACACCTGACTTGTTCCGCCAAATCTATTGGAAACCTCTATATATAAATTCTTCTGGGCATCCTGCCTTTCTCCTGCGACATGCATACCAATTCCATCTTCCCAAAGTGGTAGTATTTCTGTTTTTAATTTATGCCAAACTCCCCCCATTGTCGCCTGAGATTTTATACCTACTATTAATACTGCAAGTGCATTAAAATTTTCCCATAAATGTCTTACTAGTTTATGCCCACCTAAAATATATGTTTTACCCGTTCCCCTTTCTCCATACGCAAGGATATACAGAGCCGAAGAATCAAACATTTCCTGTTGGGTGGAAGTAAGGCTTGGAGACCATGGTGGTGTTTCAACCTCACCCTCATCTTTTATTGCCTGACCCAGCCTTTCGGCTAATAAGTCTTTATCTAGTTTGCCCACACTTAGCTATCCCCTTCGGCATCTTTTTTCATCTGTTGAAGATTCTTAAGTGGTTGGAAACCTGTTTTCTTTTTAGATTTAGACTGCTCTTCGTTATGCATCTTTAACATGATGTTTATTCCTGTGAGCGTCCTATCATACCCTTTACCTATTTCTGAACTTACTTGGGTTAAGGAACGGATGTACTGAAGTTTCATCTCCGGATCCATTTCTGTGGTTTCTAGTTCCTCCTTAAGTCTCTGCGAGACTTCATAGAGTTGCATATTCTGCTGAATATTTAAGGATTGATACCCTTTTAACGCCTCAACCATTAATAAACCCGTATGTTTTTCAAATTTCTCAAATGCACGGATTGACTTTATTGTCTCAGCTTTTAATCCAAGACCCTTTAATGCTTTTAAGTATTCACCCTGTGGTTCGATAGCTGCGACTGCTTCACTCTCCGTTAGAGGCTTATCTTCGCTCCTGGTAAGCAATTCAACCTTATCAGGGATTGGGTCGCCAATCTGACTGGGATTATAGAGTGCTTTTAGTTTTTCTGAGTTTCCAATGATTCGGTGTAAGTGATTGACTGTGACTCCAATTATATCAGCTGCTTTTGGCTTGGACATCTTGGCTTTTTTCATAGCCGCCCCTATTTCTTCATCGCTAAACTTTTTCGTTTTAGGCATTTTTAATTAATTTTATAAGGGGAAGGAATGTGCTTTCCCAATGTGGGTGGTGCCTAAGAAATATAAACTGAGGATTACTTTTTAAGTATGACCCTGCACGATTTCGATCTGCACTAGAAAGAGGGTCAAACCTACATCCATCGCAAAACTTTTTTGCATCTCCTACTGTTATATTTGACCAGTCTGTAGACCTAGATAACTCCCTGACATTGATAGTGGTTAATCCACCCGAACCAAGCGCTACCTCCTGATCTGTTAATGCCCTAACTGCCCTACCCCTTGCTTTTACTCTAGCAAGACATCGGACAAGTGGTGGTGGGAAATCATTTAGTTTTTCCCAATTCATCCTTATTTACCCAGTCCATGGCTTTTTTTACTATTTCTTTCATTTCACCCCTTCGCCTATCAATGGTAACACAATCCAAAACCATTCTTTGTTTCGTGCCTGCTTTAATTCCAATTATTAGGTAGTCGTCCATAAATTCAGACAACTGTCCACCCATTGACTCGTGTATTATTTCTCCCGCTGGTTTATCCATAATTTAAAATCTAAAATAAAAATATAATGAATGGCAAGCATTTTGACCTAATTTATTAGATCAATTATGAAAAGGGTTACGGCGATTATATATTGAAATACTTTTCTGCCTCAGCTTTAGATACTTTTTTATTCATGTAATAGGTTTTAAAGGTGTCGTAGTTCATGTGACCCATCGTGTGCATCGTCCACTCCAAACCATACATCCAGTATCCGTAAGAGCCGAAACTATGCCTCGCTCCATCACCTGGATATTTAAATCCTAGTCTTTTTACTGCCCTTGACCGACTTTGGTTCATTCCTTTCCATGATGGCATCACAGGGCCACTTTTCTTATCGGGTATCCATGACCATAAATTATCAGGCAATCCCGTAATAAATCTAGAGGGTGTCTTTGAGGCGGGAACGCTGATGGACTCACCATGCTTTATATCAGAGTAATCTAATTTTTCCATCTCTCCTTGAGGTCGCAAGCCCGCAAAGAACATAATAGCTAGAGATGGTCTATATTTCTCCCACGAACGAGAATTATTTCGTTCGCCTCCATCTTCATTAAGTAACCTTTCAACTTGCTTGGGAGTTAAAATTCCAATCTCTCTTTCTCTGGGTGGCATTCTTAATGTTTTAATCTCCCATTTAGTTTTCCGACAGTATCCCAGTAATCCACACCAATTTAAAAATATGACAAATTGATTTTTGTAGGTGTATTTTGTGGAAGCAGTTTTCCATGAGGATTGCTCCTCTACCCGCCGTTGAATGTATTGTACATCAATTGAATCAATTTTCTGAGCCCCAAGTCCCCACTTTAATAAATAACTTAGTCTTGATTCAATTTTGTCCCACCTAGCTTTTGGGTATCTACTTTGGTAATTCTCCAGGTATTTTTTTATACCTACCGAAACAGTTGTGTTATATCCATCCGGTTGGTCTTCGAATTTAGCTAACCATTCATTTAAGTTATTTTTTTCAAATAACAGGGATTCTGAAAAAGATGAAAAACTTTTTCGCCTACGCTTCCCATGATGCATAACATCAATTACATATTTAGTTTCACCCCTAACTGTTCGTTTATACTTTTTCATGGTGACATGATTTTTGGGGGTGGTGACATAAGTGGTGACATAAAATCTGTAAATTTATGAGTAATTGTGATACCTAGTGGTGTAAATAAAAAAAGACTTCTCGGTTAAAAGAAGCCCTTTTTTTACTTAATGGAAATGGCTTTATTGTTGCATTTCCCTAGTGTTTTAGTAGTATGTATTGATATTGCTTTTGCGATTCGCCACCTTAGCTCAGCTGGTAGAGCACCTCACTTGTAATAAGGTCAACTCTCCATTTATAACTAGCATTCAAGGCTTTGGTGACGTGTTGTTGCCAACCTTTTGGTATTCTTGGTATGGTTTATACTCTCGTGCGCTTGGCTTAACATCAATCATATAGCGAATCCGTCCCGAACTTTCGGCTAGAACTTTTTCTATTGATGAAGTTACCACTTTCATATCTTTTGTTTCTGTACTTATTTTTAAATATATTAATAAGTTAAAAACTAGGATTGCTAGAGATAAAAAGAATAACACCCATGTGAGTGTTTGCTTAGAATTAACTGCCTTTCCATCAATTCTAATATTCTTAATATCTCCCTTTTTTACTTCTGGAATTTCCAGTGTTATTTCATTGCCATCTTGGTATGTAATTTGGGTAGGTGACATTACATTATGCCCTTTCTATATATTTACAGCGTATTGATCTATTTTTAGACTTTTGCTAGGTTTGTAGTTTTTATTATAAACTGCTTCAAGGTATTCAATTAGGGCATCATTGACCAAAGCAGCTACTGGTTTTTTTGTGACTTCAGAGAGTTTCGTAAGTCTTTTGTGGGTTTCCGTGGGAACCCGTGTAGATACAGCACAGAGAATTTCATTATTTTTCATTAATCTAGTTGTTTGTAATTGGGCGAAAGTGTCAGTCACTTCACTGTTTTCTCTTCTCGTTTTACTTACTCCTTGCTGTTTATTCATATGAGACCACAAGGTATCATATCGTGTCAAAACTTTTTTTCGTTAATTGTTATTTTTCTTCTTGCTCTATCGCATATGCGATACATAATCGCATCAAATGATAACAACTAATAAGGAATTAAGTTTTCTAATGAAGGGTTCAGATGTGGTGAGGTATTTAGGTTTTTGTCCCACCACTGGATATAGAATCCTTAAACATTGGGAAAAAGAGGATGTTTTAACGCCAGTACTTTTGCCCGCACTTAAGGGTTTGCGCTACAGACGGGACGAGGTGGAACAACTAGCTAAAAATAAAGAAAAGACTGAAACTGTGAAAAGTTTTTTAACTAACGAAAGGAAAAAATAAATGGACATTGAAAAGATTGGTGCTCCAACTCCACCCAAGAGAGTTGGACAAAAACCCGGAAAGGGTGGGAATAAAATGGACTACGTTACGGCGCGATTCTGTATGGACAGACTCGACCAAAGTGTAGGTCCACAGAATTGGAAAAATGAATACAAAGAAGTCGGCGGACACCTTATTTGCGGAGTTTCCGTAAAGTGTGATGGTGAATGGGTAACCAAATGGGACGTTGGTACCGAGTCGAATTTCGAAGCTGAGAAAGGACATTTCTCGGATGCTTTTAAAAGAGCATGTGTGCATTGGGGAATTGGCAGAGACCTTTATAAGGAACCGACTGAGTCTTTCGTGAAACAGGGGAAGGGGAAAAAAAGTGGGAATAGTGCCGTGGTAAGCACTGAACCTTCCCCTGTTTCCGTTTCAGAAGAAAAGGTAGAAACTGAAGTGGTTGTGGACTCATGGGAATCTGTTCAGGTTCATTTTGGTAAGAATGCAGGAGTTCCATTAGGTGACCTAAAACCAAACCAACTAGAGTGGTATCAGGCTAAATGGTCGATGGGAGATAAACCGTCGGACGATGATTTATTACTCAGGAAGGCATTGGATAAGTCCATGAAAAAGGGGGGCACGAAAGATGGCTTCGGAGGATGAACGAGAAGGTTTGCCATCTGCGTCAGGTATTGAGCAAATGAAGCTCTGTCCTGGTAGTTGGAACTATCAGAAAATGTTTCCCTCTAGCGGAGGAAGTGATGCGAATGAAGGCACCATCAGGCATGACCTAATTGAACAGGTCATACGGGGGGACATAACATTGGATTCCATAGAGGACGAACAACAACACGAATGCACCAAAAGGGCGTTAATGTTACTCGAAAAAGTTGAGCTAGAAGCAGGGGTCTCCAACCATTCCAACCAATGGTTGGAAAAAAGACTTTGGCTGAACCAAAATGAGGATAAGGTTTATTCCGCCAAATATGACCTTCTGCGGGAGTATGAGGGTGGCATATACCTTCTAGTGGATTGGAAGACATTATATGGTGACCATACCCCTGCTCCTGATAATATTCAGTTGCTCGCTCAGGCGTTAGCGGTTTACAGAAATAGTGAGGGAATGACCAAAATGTACTGCTCATTAGTTGAGCCGTTCCCCTCCCCTTCTTTTAGCTTAGTAGAGTATTCAACCGAAAGGTTGGAACAACTAGAAAACCTAGTGACAACAATTGTTTCGGAGGCAAGCAAGGAAACTGCTGAAAAAGTTGTTGGGCTCAAGCAATGCAAGTTTTGTAATGGTTTAGCTCACTGCACTGAAGTTGAAAATGAAATTCGTGATATTTCAGAAAAATCAGAAATTACGGATTTGAGCAAAGCACTAGAATTAGCACTTCTGGCAGATAAATGGGCAAGTGCAGTAAAATCTAGAGCAAAGGAGCATTTGGGCGATGGTAATGAATTGGAAGGTTGGAAGTTACGCTCAAGTGGGAAAGTAAAATCCATAAGTGACGCCAACCTTTGTGCTGAAAGACTCATGGACACCAACCAACTAAAATGGGCAGACT